CATCAACCGCGCCGTCCTCGTCAAACAATCCGGCAACGTCGTCCTGTCATCCCAGAAGTCACCCGGCCCGATCGAGTTAGCGCGCTGTCTCGTCTGGGCTGTCGCCCTCGCATCCGCCGCACCGTCCAAAGCCCGAGTCGCCATCGGCGTATCCAGATAGTGGACTTCCGATCAAAGCCATGAGAGACTCCGGCTAGTGGCACTCTTCAAGCGCACGACCGCCAAGCCCGCCGTCGCCGTCAAAGCGGCGTCCGGTGGAGCAGGACAGATCGGCTCGTTCCTCGGCTATTCAGTCGGGACTGCCGAGGAACGGGCTTTGTCCATCCCCACGATCGCCCGGTCACGCTCAATGATCTGCTCACTCGTCGCCGGCCTCGACCTCAAGCAATACCAACTCGTGTGGAACTCAATCGACGAGGAATACGAGAAGGTGTACCTCCAAGGCGAAGGATGGTTTACCCGCCCCGATCCGAAGGTTCCGCGTCAGTTCATCATGGCGCAAACCGTCAGCGATCTCCTGATGTACGGCCGTGCGTTCTGGTACACATCCGCCCGCTACTCGACCGGCTTCCCGGCCGCGTTTACTTGGCTGCCGCACAGCAACGTTGAAACCCCGAATCAGCAAGGCCCCCAATGGTGGGGAATGCCCGACGAGGTTGAGTTCAACGGCGTCATGCTTGACACCGCGAACGTCGTCTGCTTCCTCGCCCCCGATCAAGGACTGCTGTACACCGGCAACCGAGCCATTGACATCAGCCTTCGCCTCGACGCTGCCGCCCGACGCTTCGCCCTCACCGAGATCGCGGCCGGCTACCTCCAGCAGAAAGACGGCTCGGAACCGATGACCGCCGAAGAACTCGGCGAACTCGCCCAAGGCTGGGCGTCCGTCCGACGCGAATCAGCCATCGGCGCCCTCAACTCGGCCGTCGAGTTCAAAGAGTTCCAATCAGACCCCAGCAAACTCCAACTCGTCGAAGCGCGCAACCATGCGGCGCTTGAGATGAGTCGCATCGCCGGCGTCCCCGCGTACCTCGTCTCCGCCCCGACGAGCAACGGCATGACCTACCAGAACGCTCAAGAATCCCGACGCGACCTGTGGCTATGGGGAGCACTCCCTTACGCCACCGCCATCGCTGAACGCCTCAGCATGGACGACATCCTTCCCCGCGGCCGCCACATCGAGTTCGACATTGACGAAGCACTCGCTCAGGCTGGCATGATGGAAGAATCAGAAGCCGATCCCGTCATGGAGGACCAACTCGGATGATCCGTCTCGCCGTCACCGATCTCACGATCGACGCCGCCGCCCCCGACGAACCGCCCAGCCGGCAGATCACCGGCGTCGCCGTCCCGTGGAACGTCACCACCATCGACTCGTTAGGGACGTCCGTTCGCTTTGAAGCCGGCTCACTCCCCGAGGACGGTCGCGCCCCCAAACTTGTCGAGTCACACGATCTGTCCAAAGTCGTCGGCCTCGTCACCGAACGAGTGTCCACCGATCAAGGCATGATGTTCACCGCCAAGATCGCCCCCACCAACGCCGGAAACGACGCCCTTGAACTTCTCAAAATGGGCGCCCTCGACGCCGTCAGCGTCGGAGTCGAACCGACCAAGTTCAAGTTCGACAAGAACGGCACCATGGTCGTCACCGCCGCCAACTGGCACGAACTCAGCCTTGTCGCCGTCCCGGCCTTTGATGACGCCCGCATCACATCTGTCGCTCTTTCCGCCCCGGAGGACGACGAAGAAGAAACCCCAACCGAATACCCCGAGCCCGAGGAGGACTCACTCATGTCAGAACCCACCCCGGTCGCCGTCGAGGCATCTGCCCCGGCCGTGATCCCCACTCAGCCGCTCCAGTTCGCACAGGCTTCCCGCCCGTTCGCACTCCCGTCGGCCAGCGAATACATCGCCAAGTTCGTCGCCGGAGGCTCCGAGTTCGCCGAATTCAATGCTCGCATCCGTGCCGCCGCCCCGGACGTGACCACCAGCGACACTCCGGGCATCCTGCCCGAGACAATCGTTGGCCCGGTGTACTCGGGATTCCGAGGCCTCCGTCCCGTGATTGACGCCATCGGCGCCCGAGCCATGCCCGGCTCCGGCCGAGTGTTCCGTCGCCCGAAGGTCACCACCAACACGACTATCGGAGCCAGCAACGGTCAGAACGCCGCTCTCGACGCCGGTACCTTCGTCGTAGCGAACAACGACGTCACTCGTGAGATGTACGGCGGATACGTCCGTCTGTCCGAAGAAGATCAGGACCTCACCGAGCCGGGCGTCGTCGCCCTCCTTCTCGAGGACATGGCCAAGATCTACGCCAACGAAACCGACAACGTGGCCGCCGACAACCTCATCACCGGCATCACGAACAGCAACAACTTCACGTCGGCCAACATCACCGACCCGACCGAGTGGGTGACGTGGATGTACACCGCCGCGTCGGACATCCTGACGGCCTCCAACGGTTGGCTCCCCACGCACATCTTCGTGGCGCCGAACCGCTGGGCATCGCTCGGCCAACTTGAGGACGGACAAGGACGCCCGCTGTTCCCCCAGATCGGCCCCATGAACGCCTACGGCAACCTCGCCCCCGGCGCTTCGGCAGGCATCGCCTTCGGCCTTCAGGTCGTCGTCGATCGCAACTTCGCCAGTGGCACCCTCGCCGTCGGCCACCCGGACGGCTTTGAGATTTACGAACAGCAGAAGGGCGCAATCTCCGTGGAGGCCGCCGACGGCTCGTTGTCGCGGTACATCAAGTTCCGCGGCTACTTCGCCACCCTGATGATCGACGACACGAAGTTCATCAAGGCCGCCTTCGTCTGATCTGCCCCCGGAGTCTGGATCATGGCCACGTTCACAGTGACACACCGCATGAGGATCGACGACGTCGTCGTGATCCAGACTCTTGAGGACACCCCGATCTCGATCGGTGACTCGATCACCGTCGCCGGCCTCGGCAACGGCATGGACGGTTCACAAACCGTCCTTGATGTCCCCACCTACCTGTTCACAGGCGTAGACGCCGAAGGTGACTACACCTTCGACTACGACATCATCATCCTGAACCAACTCCTCTACGCCGACATCGGCGACGAGGTAGAACGTGACAGCGCCGACCCGTTCGGCACCATCACATGGACTCAGACCTGTACGTGGATCACCTCAAGCAACGTGACCGAATGGCTCGGCATCGCCACCGCCACCGCGAACGACACAGCCTTCATCACCACCTGTGTATCGGCCGCTAACGCTTGGGCCTACCGACGCCGACAGGCCGCCGGCTACACCGACAGCCTCACCACCAGCCCATCCGGCGCGGTCACACTCGGAACCACCATGTACGCCGCCAGCCTCTACCGCCAGCGCGGCGCCGTGGACTCCTTCGCCTCATTCGACGGCATGGGCAACCCAATCCCCACACTCTCCCACGGCGAAATCATGCGCCTCCTAGGAATCAACCGGGCACAGGTCGCATGACATGGCATCCGGCATCTTCATCGAGGCCCAGAACGCCCTCGTCAGCACCATCACCGGCCTCGGCTACACCGCCGTCACCGATCCGCGAAACATTCGGCCAATGTCGGTGCTCATCAGCCCACCCACATTCGAGACGTTCACTTACAACGTCGGCGACATCACCTTCACAATCAGCATCGTGGCCGCTCCCCCAGCGAACCAAGACGCGATCGACTACCTGCTCACACAGGTGGACACGCTGATGAACTCAGCACTACCCATCACCTCAGGCCGGCCGTCCGTCGTCACCATCGGCGGTCAAGAACTCCCGGCCTACGATCTGACCGTGAGAATCGCCTCACGGCGCAACTAAGGAGACATACGTGGCCACCACCACCTACCTCAGCAACCCCACCGTCACGGTCGGCGCCGTCGATCTGTCCGACCAATGTAAGGCCGCGACACTCACCGTCGGTTTCGACCAACTTGAGACCACCGCGTTCGGCGACGGAGGCCGCAAATACACGAAGGGCCTCCAGACGGTTGAAGTGACCCTCACCCTGTTCAACTCGTACGGCGCAACCGAAGTCGAGGCGACCCTCTACGACATTTGCGGCGACGACGCCGTCACCCTCGTGCTCAGCCCCTCCGGCACGACCGAATCGGCCACCAACCCCGAGTACACGATCACCGGCGCCTTCCTCGCGTCATACACGCCCATCAACGCCACCGTCGGAGAACTCTCCGAAGTCGAGGTCACCTTCGTCGGCGGCACATGGGCCCGAGACATCACCCCGTAACTAAAGGAGTCCCGACATGAAACTCACCATCCGAATCGACATCGGCGCCGGCCCGATCGACGTAGAAACCAACCTCTACATCACCGTCCTATGGGAACGGAAATACAAGAGGAAGGCCTCCGATCTGGCTCAAGGCGTCGGTGCCGAGGATCTCGCTTTCATGGCATACGAAGCCCTCAAAGCCGCCAAGGTGACCGTCCCAGCAACACTTGACGACTTCCTCAAGAAGATCGTCACGCTGGAGGTCGTGGAGGCCTCCGGCGCAAACCCTACCCAAGAGGCACCTACAGACGAGGCCTAGCCGAAATGCTGGTCGCGGTCGGCTGGTGGCCTCCCGAGATCGAGTTCGATACCCGTGACCTGAACACGGTTATTGAGATCCTGAACAAAGGCCACAAGTGAGCACCACCATCCGAATCGACGGAGTCAAAGAAACACTGGCCGAACTACGACAGGTTGATCCCAAGATCCGCAAAGCGTTCACCACTAACGCTAAGAGCATCGCCAAACCAGCCATCACGGTCGCTCAAAACCGTTACAGGAGCCTCCAGTTTCCGTCTGGCACTTATCGCCAGTGGAACTACGGCGGCAAAGAGATCTTTCCGCTCAACTCAAATAAGGCCGCTAAGTCGATCAACGTCAAGATCTCCGGAGCCAAGAAAAAAAGCACGGCGATCGCCATCGTGAACAGTTACGCCGGCGCCGGAGTGTTTGAGTTCGCCGCGTCAGGAAACCTTGGCGCCGCGTTCAACGCTAAGAACGGCCCGGTCGCCCGAGTGATGTGGCCATCCGTTACCAGCACGGAAAACGGCATAGAGCGTGAGATGACTATGTTGGTGGAAGCACTCCAAGAGGAAATCAACAGGAGCCTCAAGTAATGGCCATTCGCATCCCCATTATCAGCGACTTTGATGACAAGGGACTCGCGCGAGCCACCCGCCAGTTCAAAGATCTTGAGACGACCGGCGCCAAAGCCCAGTTCGCCATCAAGAAGGCCGCCCTCCCTGCCACCCTCGCGCTCGGCGGTCTAGCCCTTGCCGCCGGCGACGCTTTCAAAGCGTTCGCCGAGGACTCAGCGGCCGCCGACAAACTCGCTCTCAGCCTCAAG